GTTGGATCGTAGTTGGTTTTGCTTTGCTCCTCTAGTTCGTGGTAGTAGTCGTTTATCTGCTGCTGAGTGTCGAACAGAAACCCCAACTTGTCACCGATGTCCTTGATGAGTTTGAGTTCGAGTTCTTCGTAGGACTGCTTGGCTGCGACGGTCTTTGCCGCTTTCGCCACAGGCTTTGGCGCGTCTGACTTAACAGGCTGTTTGCGAAACAGTCCAACAAACCAATCAAAGATACCCTTAATGGCCTTAACGTCGCCGATGACGCCTTCAACGGTTTTCTTGGCTCCCTCCAACTCGAGTCGGCCTTGGTGGAGAAAGTCGCATCCCTGCTTGATAAAGCCAACAGCGGTTTGTGCCGCCATGAGGAGAGTGAAGGGGTCCACATTAGAACGTCCTTGGCCCGCTAATCCAGCACACCGCCGAATAACGCTTGCCAGAAGTTACACGAGTAACTTGATGGCGTACAAAAGAAGGGAACGCAAGGACAGTCCCACGTTTCATTTCTATAGTCCCGCCTTCAGTAAATTGAAACTCACCACCTTCAAACTCGGAGGGGTCAGAAAGCAGTGCGACTATGCTTACCTTACGAACTATAGGCGAGGTATCAAACGGTGCCCAATCCTCATGCCACCCGTAAAACCCATCTTTATCGTAAGCAGTTAACTGTACTTTTTCTGGTCGCCCAAGTTGGTAGTTCCAACCAGCTTCTTGGGCTGCGTACAACCCATAGTTATACAAAATACCTTCAATCCAATGATTAAATGGAGCCCAGCAAACAGAAGAATCTCGTATGGTTTTATTTACAATCCCTTCACTGCCCCCAGCTATAACTGCAATTTGTTCTTCAAATGTGGCGCGATCTTTTAAAAGTAGGTCACATAATTCAGAAGACAGTCCATTTTCCCATCTCCAAAAGTTGGATAAGGTACTAAGTTTTGCTGCATCATCTACCATTTGGCTCTCCTGTTTTTATTTTTCCTGATTCCCAATCTTCTACTGGGACGTGTGCGCCAAACATCCAAAGCACGCGAGGGGTCTTACCGCTAACAGTAGATACATAGTGTGGGATTTCCGAAGCAAGGTAACAATGCAACTCACCCATTTCTAAATTAACACGCTGTCCATCAAGATAAAGCTCACCACCAGAATACGCTTTACGGGTCATAACATTACAACGCAGTGTTGCTAAACCACCCAAAGACCGTGGGTCTTGGTGAGCATAAACATCGCCGCCATCAAATGTACATGACGCCACAATTCCGTCCCTACCATGCCCTTCAACCACCCCGTAGGAGTTTACTCCGCAAAACGCACGGATACGATTAGATACATCCAAAACAACTTGGGGGTATTCAAACCTGTCCCCATAGAGTCGGTTGGTAACCCGTTTTGTATATTGTCCAACCCCCCTAGAAATACCAACATCCAACCATTTCTTTTCAACGCCTTCATCTACCCACGCGTTTAACGCAGAACATTCTTCGGGCGACAGAAAGTTTTTATGGCGTTCAATACGCATTAAGGCCAAGTTCTAGTCAATTGTTCATGGGGTGGAACTACACCGTCGGGGATAGATGCGGGGTCAAGAATATCGCCACTACCGTCTTCGTTACGCAAAGCGTGGATACAGTGGGCAATCGTGTCGTCTTCAAGCGCAGTTAGTTCGTGCACAACATCGGCCCTGATATAGATATGTGCTGGTGCAGTAAAGTCGGTATCTTTACCAAGCGCAGTAATTCTTAATTTACCTTTACTTAGAAGAGTTAGATGGTCGTGGCAATGCGCATGTCCATATTCTTTGTCGCCAGCCTTACGAAACAACATCTGTTTTACAAACACATTTTTTACACACGATATGTATGGAATTACATCTGACATTTTTTATCCTATATATGTTGTTGGTGGACCATTTGTTTCAAGTGGTACCCATTTGTTGAGGTCTAGACTCCAAGTATAGAAATACCCATCAGTTGGGTAAGAAACAGGAGGAATCCAGCTACATGTTGGCTCATCCCAGATAAAATTATCCGCTAGTTTAGGATGAGCAAACCCGCCGTGCTCACCACATTCGGCGTGAAAAGTACCGCCAACGTAGGCATATCTAAATCTAAACTTACTGTTGTAGGAGGTTTGTTTCCATGTAGCTGCGGGTAGAAAGCTGTTTAAAAACGCTATACCCACAGCTTCGCTTTGCGGAAACGGTAAATTTTGAATGTCGTCATTACTAATAACAATCACTTCAAGAACAACATTGTTCTCATCTAATTTTGCAAAATGCGCCATTGATTGCTCCATTAAATAGTAAACGTGCCGGAACCGGTAAACGTGTTGTAGTAGTACGTACCATCATTGGTAACAGTACCGCCTGATTTAGCACCGGCAGAAATAGGATATCTAATAATGACGATACCACTACCCCCAGCACCTCCGTTTCCATTAGCGGGGCTTGCACCGCCAGCCGCTCCGCCTCCGCCTCCGCCATAACCTGATGAACCGGGAGTCCCGGGCGCATATACGGTCCCTGCTGGACCACCACCACCCGAACCTCCACCACCGCCACTAGATTGACCACCGCCACCACCACCACCGGCGCGGGTCGTTCCTGTTATTCCGTCAGCAGCGCCAGCACCGCCGGGACCAGCACTAGGACTTCCACTAGCGCCTTTTCCACCGCCACCGCCAGCCTGACTACCAGATTTACCAGCAGACCCATTGCCACCGGGATTACCTTGGCCACCAGTTCCAGCGCCGCCAAATCTACCTGGACTGTTATCACCTGTACCACCGCCGCCGGAACCACCACTACCGCCGGGAGTTGCGCCGCCACCAGTGGAAGATAAACCGTTGAAAGAAGAAGCACTGCCCGCTCCTCCACCGCCTCCACCTGAGCCGCCTCCGCCTCCGCCACCAACTGTAACTGGGTAAGAACCTCCAGATAACGATGCGCTTCCGGTTTGCATACCACCAGCGCCACCACCAGCATTTCTTCTAGCCGCACCAGATGCTCCACCACCACCGCCGCCAGCGAGTACCACATAAGATACGGAAATAGCATTTGACTTCCCGTAGAAATTTGATAGCGAAATAGTGCCTGATGGAACACCCGCCAAAGTTCTATACGAAGACTGGTTAATGTTTGCGGTTGTAGTACCGGGAGTGCCAAGTTCTACGTTGATGTTGTTAAAGGATATTGCACCGGATGCTGGTAATGTCATATCAACCTCTTATGGTGTGCCGTACGCAGTAATGTTAGCGAGGGTGATCAAGTTACCCGACGAATCTAATGACGCTACATTTGTGCCGTTGTAGTTGAAGTATAGTTTTGTCCCACTTGGGGTTACGTTCCAACCGCCTGAATTGGTGATGTTCGTTGCGTTTGTGGCGTTTGTCGCATTTGTGGCGTTTGTTACGGCAGTTGAGCCTATAACAGCAACAACTTGTGCCCCTGTTGCCGCAGTGAAATTACTTGTCCCGTTGCCGTAGGCTAAACCAGTAAGAGTAGTTACCCCCGACCCTCCGTTAGCCGCAGTTAATGGCGTGCTTAAAGTCAAACTACCTAAATAGTTAACCGCACCAATAACGTCAGTGCCGTTACACACCATCAAATATTTTGCCCCAACAGGGACTACTAAACCAGTCTGTCCGCTAACCTTTACTGTGGTGCTGGCTGAAGTGTTGTTGTATATGAAATACAGCTTTTTATTGGCTGGAACAATTAGGCTCGCCCCACCTGTGCCAGTCATTTCAATAAACATATTACGAGCCGTGGCAGACGCGCCATTTGACATGGTTAGCGTTACATCAGTGCCGGGCATGTTTTGGGTTACATATCCAGAAATAGCCTGCTCTAGTAACGTGCCAATATTGAGGTTGTTGGTTGCGCCCCAGTTACCGGCCTGATCGCCCGTCCCGATAAGCTCTAAGGCTAGATTGGTTGAGTATGTTGCTGACATGTTGTGCCTTTACTGCGAAGTTTCTATGATCGTCCAAGTAACCGATTGAGTGGTTGGTATTTTTATCCATCCAACATCTGTTTGACTACTCGCCATGTTGACATTTTCCGTGATGGTTGCGGGGTGGTTGGACGTACTAGAGTTCGCATCCGCCATAGTAATCGCTTCTGCTATGGAGTCGGTGAATACGCGGATGATAGTCAGTGCGGTGTTTGGACTAAAGTTCTCTATAACGTCGAAAAAGAACGCGCTGTAAATCTCTTGCAATGATGCCAATGTCGTATTTTCAGATAGAGATACCGCAAACTGAGCGGCTATCTCTGGTGCGTCGGCCTGAGTTACACCACCTGAAAAAACCTGTAAAAACGCGGATTGTTGAGTGCTGGAGTCCCCAAAGGTAAGAGTTTCAACAACACCATCAGAATAGCTAACACCCGCATCATTGGGGGTATCCGCCATCGTAATATCTTGAGCAATAGTCTGCAAAAACGCAGACAACTGGGTGCTGGAATCTGCCGCGCCAATATCTTCTACTACAGCAAACGAAAAACTATTACCTGCTAACGCAGCGAATGGGGTTGCGGCATAGGCGGGTATTCCAAACACGGTTACCCTTTCAGCTTGGCTTCAAGCTCGATGATGCGGTCTTCTAAAGCCTTAACAGATTCAAGTAACAACGGCACCAAACGCTCGTATCGAACGGTCAGGTACTTATCATCAATAGGGGCTGGAGCCACGGCTTCTGGCTGTACAAGCTGTACAGACTGAGCACTCAAGCCAACCTCAATAACCGACGCGTCATAGCCCAACTCAACCGCAGTTTCGTTAGCATGGTAGAGCATGGTCTCAATCTGACGTACTTTAGCCAACGGGTCAGTGATATCACCAACTTTGGTTTTTAAGCGGATGTCAGAGTAATACGCAGTGATGTTGTTGGTTGCACGAATCTCACCAGCCGTACCCGAACCAGCCGTACCAACTCCAATTGAGTTGAACTGAGAGTTCTGGCTCGTGCTAGTAAACGTAGCGGCTGAACCAGTGGTGTTCTGGTTTAGCGTTGGAAATGTACAGTTTGTTAATGTTCCAGATGTAGGCGTACCTAGTATGGGCGTAACCAACGTTGGGCTTGTAGATAAAACTACTGAGCCCGAACCTGTAGAACTTGTAACCCCTGTACCACCAGCCGCCGCAGGTAAAGTACCTGCCACAAGAACAGAAGCCGATGTAGAGTACAGAGCCGCGTTAGCCGCAGAAAAGGTTGTTAAGCCTGTGCCACCATAAGCTGTAGGAATTGTTCCGCCATTCCAAGTACCGCCTGTAATAACTGTAGAGCCAAGGTTTAGTGCGTTAGTGCCCCAAGTCACTGCTTCGGGAAGATAACCGTGTACGTCCCATGTTCCGGCAACTGTACCGTTAGCCAACAATACAAGTTCAACCGCGCCACCAGAAGTAATCGTTCCAATAGCACCGGTAGAATAATCCTGAAGCGTTACCGTGCCTGTAGCATTGTTGTTGAACACAAACGCCACACCTGTTGTCAGGGTAGTAGCGTCAGGCATAGTAAAGGTCTGACTACCTGTGCCAGTAAGTGTCTGTGAATAACTAGACGCCGCAGTTAGAGCCGTTGTGCCGCCCGCTGCCGCAGTAGATGTATTGGACTGGTTGAGTCGGTTTACTGCTACGTTCTGGTTAGCGTCTCTCAACATCACCGAATTAGCGCCACTAGAAGCAGTTACACCCGTGCCACCATAAGCTACACCAATAGTTGTAGCGTTCCAAGTAGCGGAAGAAATAGTACCTAACGCACTAACATTACCAGATGCGTCTTCGTACACCGCTCTTGATGAGGGGTAGGTACAGAAAACATTGACTGTGCCAGAGAACGTGACTGCGCTTCCAGAGTTACTAGACGCATAGACAGTCGTGCGCGTGAGCGTAGGCCCCGTAGATGAATACGTGCCGAGTCCCGATTCCCAATTACCAACAGCGTCAGTAGCGCCATAAAATGTCGTATTGGTGTTGCCAATAGCCGTAAAGTCCTGATACCCCACTACGGCACCGGATAGGGTAAAACTAACTGTGGTGTTAGCCGTACCCGTCTGTTGAACGCGGTCTGCGATAACGAGAGCCATTTAAGACTCCTTTAAGAAGTTGCAGTAGTCGAATAAGTAACGCTTACAGTATCGCCGGTAGTAACAGTCTTAGCAGTGCTGAAGTTGCCTTCTGAGTACAAAGTACCCGCAGTGCTAGAGATTGTGCTGACTGCGCCTGTACCTGTCACCAAGAAACATCCATACACAGTAGCAGAACCTGTCATTGTGTAGGTAATTGCTGTGGCTGTAGAAGTTGTTACGTTTGATGGTGTTGTACCAGTTGAAGAGGCGGCTGCAAATACAGCAGTACCGCGCACTGCTGAACCGCCTACAGTGTAGGTAGTCAACTCAGTCCATGTCTTAGAAGACATAGTGTCTGCGGCTGCAAACGTAGTGCTGTTGTTGATCAAACCTAAGAACGGGCCAACAGTTGTGTAAGTACCAGAAGTACGTAACAAAGTATCAAGCATCAACTGCTTGCCAACAGCAACGACCAAGTTAGGGAACTCTTCGTTCCATTTGAGGTTGCCATCCGCATCACGGCACTCTACGTGGTAGAAGCCATCAACGCCCATACCCTCTGGGATAACAGCGTTAGCTTGCATGGTGATTTCGGCGTGGTCACCAAAGTTAGAAAGTTCTTTTTGCATGATTGCTCCTATTAAGAGAGTCGGATGATTGCAGACGTGTTAGTGACTGCTGGGAATTGTACGGTGAATGTACTGGTGCTGGTTTTATCTGAACCAAAGTCAAGCACGCATACTGCGGGGTTTGTTGTGCCGTTAGCCAAGTAAATCAATGCACCTCGTGCTGTGACAGCAGTTGACCATGCGGCGTTAGTGAAAGACAGATAAACAGTAGCAATCCCAGTTTGGTTTCCAATCGTGGGAACTTGAGAGATAGTTAATGCCTGACCACCTGCTGTGTACCCAGAAGCAGAGACTTCACCTATGCTTGTGTATGCTGTTGTGTCCGCGTTCAGGGTGGCGGCGTTGGTGTACAACGCAATGTTATAGACCTGTGTTGTACCAGTACCAAAATCAAACATGCCATCAAGCATACCTGTCTTGAATGTGTTTGTTGCATAGTTGCCTGTGAAAGCCATTATCTAATCCCAGTATTCTGTGGAAGAGGGGCTTCACGGTACTGACCAGAGCGATAAGCATCGCTACGCTCCAGACCATCACCAAGGCGTTTAGCAAGTGCAAGTGCTTCTTTGTACTTGAGGTCGTAGAACGCCATAATGTCTTGTTCACCCTTCATGTAGGTGTATGCCTCAACCAGTGAGCCATATAACAAGACAGTATCAAAGTTATCACCCAACCAAGTGCGCCCATCAGCAGTGACGCTAATAGATTCTGGGTAGTAGTAATAGTGCAGTTCTACTACATAAGCGGTATCTGGAGTTGGCCCAACAATAAATGACAACTCGTCAGTAATCACTGAACCCGTAACATTAGGCCCAAACAACGCATAATATTTAGGGATGCCAACATCTGTTGTTGGATTTGGATACGCCTGACGGATGAAGTTCACATCCTTGTTTAGCAGGTACTCATATGCGCCAGTAGCATCAACAACTGCTAAAGAGTAAGTAGCTAAGAAGTCATCTGGGCAAGACAAGTATTTGTTAGCGGCGGACACTGCGCCAGTAACGTTTTTACGTAACGACGGAAACTGAACAGAGTTGTATATACGCTGTTCAGCCTGCTCAATAAAGCGATTGATCTGTGTTGTTGAAGACACAACTGTGCCGTCCGCCAAAGTGGTAGACGGGAACGTATTTTCTGTATACGTCTGGATCGCTGTTACGAGTTCCGCGTAGGTCATGCCATTGGGCCTCGTGCCATCAAGCCTTTAGTAGCCGCGCCAGTACCACGTACTTTGATGCCGTCGGTTTTAACCTTTTCGTCACCAGCAGAAATACTGTACTGTCCAACGCTAACATCGGATGTATCTAGTCTGCTGCGGTTTGGCTCTTTACCGGGATTCCCTTGAATCTTAGTGCCTTTACCAGACATGTCGTGTGGTTCAGCGTAGACACTGGCAGAGCCAATCTCTTTACCGCCTTTTTTCATACTAAAAGTAGCCATTATTTGCCCCTTTGGTTTGCGACACGAGCCATGTTACGACCCATAGATTTCAACATATCATTTGATACGCCGCCCTTTTTGAGCTTAGTCATAGGCTTGCCGGGGTGCATCTTCTTCTCGTGCTTGTGCACGGCACCTGCGATCATCTTCTTGTCCTGTTTTAAATCTGCTTTATCCATTTTCAACTCCTAAGTTGTTGCTACTGTAACTGTACCCAATTGCACCACTAATGCCAAGTTGTTTGGTGTTAAT